AGATATATTGGGTATGATAATCAAGAGCTGTTCAATCTGAGTCAACTGATCATCTCCGGAAGTAAGAATGCATTCTTCAAGGAGGCGTATGGACTGTCTTATGCTGATATATATGACTTCTCAAGGCTGAAGCAAAGCTTGAAGAAGTTTGAGATCATGCTTGGTTTGACTCATCAGGAACTTGGACTTCCGTGGGATCAACCAGTACCAGAGGAATTGTGGGAGAAGGTGGCGGACTATTGCGTTAATGATGTTAATGCGACTGAGGCCACATTTGAAAATCGGTATCAAGATTTCGTCGGTAGACAGATAATCGCTGAGTTAAGTGGATTGACGGTTAATGATACCGACCAACAACACGCAGCAAGGATTCTGTTCGGTTTCGATAAGAGGCCGCAGGATAAGTTTAAGTATACGGATCTTAGCGAGCTATTTCCGGGATACACGTTTGATAATGGAAAAAGCCTCTATCGAGGAGAAGAGGTTGGAGAAGGAGGATATGTTTATGCTGAGCCAGGCATGTATAGAAACGTTGCTGTGTTGGATATTGCCAGTATGCATCCAACTAGCCTTGTGGTTATGGATATGTTCGGTCCTTATACGGGACTATTTGAGGAGATTCTCAATGCTCGTCTCGCGATTAAGCATGGAGATCGCGACGCGCTTACAGGAATGCTCGATGGAAGACTTGTTAAATATCTTGGATCCGATGAAGAGTTAAAGAAGCTGGCCTACGCGTTAAAGATCTTTCTGAACAGTGTGTATGGATTCACGGCGCAGAAATTTGACTCGAAATTCACAGACCCACGAAATATAGATAACATCGTAGCAAAGCGCGGCGCATTGTTCATGGTGGAACTGAAGAACGCTGTCCAGGAACAAGGGTTTACAGTGGTGCATATAAAAACCGACTCTATTAAGATACCGAATGCGACGGAGGAACTAATAACCGATATCATGGAGTTTGGCGAGAAGTATGGATACACGTTCGAGCACGAGAAGACTTATGAGAAGCTGTGTCTTCTGAACGATGCGGTTTACATAGCAAAGGATGGTGATAAATGGGACGCAGTTGGTACACAGATGATCCATCCATATGTGTATAAATCATTGTTTTCTAAAGAACCTATAGAGTTCAGAGACCTATGTGAAACAAAGAGTGTTACGACGTGGTTGTATTTGGATATGAATGAGGGGATGGGAGAAGATGAGCACAACTATCAGTTCGTTGGTAAGGTTGGTTCCTTCTGCCCTATTAAAGAGGGTAGAGGTGGTGGCCTACTCCTCCGAGAAAAGGATGGTAAGTATTATGCTGCCACCGGAAGCAAGGGTTATCGATGGCTCGAAGCGCAAAGAGTCCAGGCCATGGGAAGGGAAGATGACATTGATCTTTCATATTTCACAAACCTGGTGGATGATGCGATCGTAGCTATTTCTAAGTTTGGGGATTGGGAATGGTTTGCGTTTGGTCGAGGACATGCTGTACAAGAGAGTCTAATAGGCTTCGATGATCATCCGCCTTGGTGTGAAAAGGAATGTTCTGGATCTTGCGGAGATAAATGCAAAGGTTGTAAAAAAGGACAATGTTCTGGAAGTTGTACCGGTTGTAAAACAGCACTAGAACAAGAAAATACAAATTCTGTTAAATAATGAAAGGAGAATTATACCAATGGCCAGAAAACAAATAGACAACATTATAATCGAGAATGCGAGGATCAGGTTTAGGAACTTTGCTGGAGCAGAAGGAAAATACAATCCGGCCGGTAGAAAGAACTTCTGTGTTTTATTGGATACGGATTTAGCGCATGAGCTAGAGAAAGATGGATGGAAAGTCCGCTGGTTGGAACCGAGAGACGATCAAGAAGAATTACAAGCGTATATGCAGGTTGCGGTTAGTTTTGAAAACATTCCGCCGAAGGTAGTTATGATTACAAGCCGTGGTAAGACAATTCTTGATGACGAAAGCGTAAACGTATTAGACTGGGCTGATATCGCGACTCTTGATCTTATTATTCGTCCGTATCAGTGGACAATGAACGCGGGAACCAGGAACGAGAGTAGTGGCGTTAAGGCGTATTTGAAGTCTCTCTATGCGACGATAGCGGAAGATGCGTTTGAGAGAAAATACTATGATGCGCCAGAAGACGATGTATTACCACCAGGCGAATGCGTTTGCGGTTCTTGTGGTAGGTGTGATAGACGAGGGGAATGCCGAAATGATAGTGTCCATTTTTAAGCATCAGCAGGATGCTCTTGAAAAATTACAAAACGGAATGATACTTGTTGGTGGAGTCGGCTCTGGAAAATCCAGGGTCGGCCTCCATTACTATTATTCACATGAATATCCAAAAAACTTGTATATCATAACCACAGCAAAGAAAAGGGATAAAAAAGAATGGGAAGAGGAGATGCGTCCTTTTGGGATAACGGCGAAGATAGACAGTTGGAATAATCTCAAGAAATACATCAACGTAGAGGAAGCCTTCTTCTTACTAGATGAGCAACGACTAGTTGGTAATGGCACATGGACGCGCTCTTTCCTCAAGATCGTGAAGAAAAATAATTGGATCCTTCTATCAGCGACTCCAGGGGACCAGTGGAAAGATTATATACCCGTCTTTATAGCAAATGGATTCTTTAAGAATCGAACCGAGTTCTTTGAGCAGCATGTGTTGATGGATTATCGATCCAAGTACCCAAAGATAAGACAGTATATGGGCGTAGGAAAGTTAGTGCGGCTTAGAGATAGTATAACTGTCCATATGCGATATCAGAAGAAGACCATAATTCATGATTATGATATCATGGTGCCGTTCGATCAAGATCTCTTTGACACCGCGTTTTATAAACGATGGCACCCATACGAGAATAGACCCATTCAAGACATACAGGAATGCTGCTATCTTATGCGAAGAGTCGTCAACAGTGATCCGAGAAGAATTGGATACTTAAAGATGCTCATGGAAAAGCATCCTCGAATAATCGTATTTTATTCGTTTAACTATGAGAGAGAGCTATTACTTGAACTCGGAAATGAAACGAATACCACTACCGCCGAATGGTCTGGGCATCGACATCAAGAGATTCCTAATGGTTCTTCTTGGTTATATCTCGTCCAATATAGTGCAGGAGGAGAAGGATGGAATTGTATTGACACAGATACTATTGTGTTCTATTCCCAGTCCTATTCCTATCGATCTATGATTCAGGCAGCGGGGCGCATTGATAGATTGAATACCCCGTTCACAGATTTGCACTACTATTATTTCAGATCAAAGTCCGCAATAGATATCGCAATTCAGAAAGCTCTTAGGAATAAGAAAAACTTCAATGAAAGTCGGTTTCTACACATATAAAACATGCATTTTCTTTTCGCGACAGGAACATGGCCTCTAATAGAAGGGAATAGAATAAGATTAAAACAACCCCTTTTATTTTTTGAAAAAGGAGGCCAAACCACTATGCCGAAGGAATCAAAGTTTCAGGCAGAAGTGATTAAGGAAATAAAGAGCAGACTTCCTGGATGCATCGTTCTTAAAAACGATGCTGGGTATCTTCAGGGAATTCCTGATCTTTTAATCCTACATCAAAAAAAGTGGGGGGCCTTAGAAGTAAAGAGGAGCAGTAAAGCTTCCAGACAACCGAATCAAGAACACTATGTTAGTGAGCTTAATAAGATGTCATTTGCTTCTTTCATCTCCCCGGAGAATAAGGGGGAAATTCTTAATGAACTTCAATCAGCATTATCACCTCGAAGGACAACACGCGTTTCTCAGCGCAAGCAAGTATCACTGGATTAACTATGATGATGAGAAACTTGAAACCGCGTTTTCAAAACACCAAGCTTCTAAGCGAGGGGTCGATCTTCATGAGTTAGCACATCGGTGTATTTCTTTAGGAGTGAGGCTTCCGAAGTCAAGTGCCACATTGAATCTATATGTCAATGATGGTATAGGCTTCAAGATGCAAACGGAACAGGTATTATATTATTCTGAAAATTGTTTTGGAACCGCTGACGCTATCTCTTTCAGAAAAAACCTTCTACGAATTCACGACCTCAAGACTGGAGAATCTCCGGCGTCGATTAAGCAACTAATCGTATACACGGCGTTATTCTGTCTTGAGTATGGTATATCACCGGGGGCTATTGAAATTGAATTACGCCTCTATCAATCAGATGAGGTACTTGTCCACATTCCAGATCCAGACGAAGTAAAGTTTGTTATGGATAAAATTATTCACTTTGACAAAATGATTGAAGAGATAAAGGGGGGCGTGTCGTGAGCGAATTAATGCACTACGGTATGCCTCGAAGATCAGGTAGGTACCCTTGGGGCAGTGGGGACGACCCGTACCAATCTTCTCGCTCTTTTCTCGGCTTCATCAAAGAACAACGTCAACTTGGTCTCTCTGAAACAGAAATAGCCAAGGGCATGGGTCTTAACTCTTTTGAGCTTCGAAATCAAATAGCATTAGCAACTAAAGAATTTAGGGCTGGAAACGTGGCCCAGGCTCTCAGATTACAAGCCCATGGTCACGGTTTTAGCGAAATAGGTCGTAGAATGGGCGTTCGCGAATCCACAGTTCGTAGTTGGCTCGATCCCGCAATAGCAGAACGGCAAAAAATCAATGAAACCACTGCAAATTTTATAAAAGACCAAATTTCCAAAAAAGGCGCTATTGATATCGGCGCTGGTGCGGAAGTAGGGTTCGGAATATCCAGAACAAAGCTTAATAATGTAATATATGAGCTAGAAGCACAAGGATACGTCAGCCATATTGTAAACGTACCACAAGCAGGAATGCCAGGGAAATTTACACGTGTTAAGGCGATTACAGGACCAGAGTTTAATGGGATTACAGATCCAAAACAGATTTGGAACACGTTGAGGCAGAATCCAGACCTAATCAAGCCGATCGAAGGAAAACTAGTCGAAGGAGGACGATCCGTTCTCGGATTGAAGCCTGTCGAATCAATCAGCTCCGATAAAATTATGATTCGCTACCGCGAAGATGGCGGAAGCGACAAAGACGGTGTTATAGAGCTTCGTAGAGGGGTCGATAATCTCGATCTCAAAGATAAGAGCTTTGCTCAAGTTCGTGTCGGGGTTGACGGAACCCACTACATGAAAGGAATGGCGATTTATGCGACTGATATGCCAAAAGGCGTAGACGTCATCTATAACACTAATAAATCTAAAATCGACACCCCAAAAATGGAAGTATTTAAAGAAATGGAAAAGGTTCATAATACAAATAAAATCGACAAGGACAATCCATTTGGCGCTTCTATAGGAGAACAGAGGGGGGCTCTTAATTTATTAGGAACCCATGAAAAAGTAATGGAGGAAGGCGCGTGGGACAAGTGGTCAAACACGATCTCCGCGCAAATGCTTTCAAAACAGCCACAAGCTTTGGCTAAAAAACAACTCGATCTCGATCACGCCATAAAGAAAGACGATTATGATGAGATTATGAGATTAACACAACCGACAGTCAAACAGCATCTTCTTAGAGAATTCGCCGATAGCGCAGACTCAGCTGCTGAGCATTTAAAAGCTGCCGCTCTACCACGACAAGCGTGGAAAGTACTTCTTCCAGTAACTGATTTGAATGAGAATCAGGTTTACGCCCCTGCATTTAAACATGGAGAACGAGTTGTTCTTCTTAGATACCCTCATGGCGGCACTTTTGAAATTCCAGACCTCGTGGTAAATAATAAATCGATGCCAGCCAAAAAAATCATGGAAAATGCGATTGATGCAGTTGGTATAAACCCAAAAGTAGCTCAGAAACTATCAGGAGCTGATTTCGATGGTGATACAGTACTGATTATACCTAATCCTGAAGGGAAAATCAAAACATCTGCATCATTACCAGGTCTTGTTGATTTTGACCCACGTTTGAGCTATCCACCAATCGATGGAATGAAAACGATTGATGGTGGTAGATGGAATGCACAGACACGAAAGGTAGATTATCCAAAAATAATAGACCCAAAAACAGGTAAGGACGTATCAAAGGGCGCTAGCTCCAACATGCAGAAAGAAATGGGTATGATCTCTAACCTAATCACTGACATGGATGTTATGGGAGCTAAGCCTGATGAGATGGCAAGAGCTGTAAGGCATTCGATGGTAGTAATCGATGCTGAAAAGCATCATCTAAACTATAA